AGCTGTTGTACTGGATGTTGCCGGTTGCTCCAGAGACAAGGCCGACGGTGCCGGTTTTATCTGGGAAGCTGATCGTGCGGTTGGCGGTTGGTGTGACAGATTGAATGGTCGTCGAAAAATTGCCGCCGCTGTCGAGGTTGAGGTCACCCTTGACCGTTGCGGTGCCAGGGTCGGCATTGCTAACACCAACGGTGAGTTCGTTGGTGGTTGCGTCAAAGGTAAGGCCCGTGTCACCAGAAAGCACCCCAGTATCGTTAAACTGAACCTGGGTGTCTGAACCCGCAACAGGGACTGGTGCATCTGTAGGCGTCCACTGAGCGCCATCATAGGAAAGCAACTGGCCGCTCGTGGGAGCTACCGTGGTAGTATCTACGTCAGTTAGGTTGTCAATATTAAGACTTACTGTTCCAGTTTGACCGTTTACGCTAACAACATCACCACCAATTCCTGTAAGTACTCCACCCTCTTTCACGTAGAGTTTATCTTGATCTGTTGCATAACAGATTTCACCTTCGCCCAGGTCTGAAACGGACGCATTAAGATTGGAGTAAGTACCTCTGGCTACTAGTATTTTGGTTCGCAAAGACGGAGTTGCCATATCAAAATACCTGTCAAAGTAGTATACCTAACCCTAAAAAATCCCTCCAGAAATTTCCAAGTCTACGCCAGCGCTATTTCCCGTATCAAAATTACCCGAATCCGCAATCATGTAAGCGCCAATTGCGCTAGCAGAATTGAAATTACCTCCATCTAAACCGATTACATACCTTTGGACAAGGCTTATATCTTGGTTGACCCATTTTTGATTTTGTCTAACGTAATAATATCCATCATTAGGCGCTTCTGAAATAGGTCCAATTTCAAAAATGGAAACAGTTCCATCATCTTTTTTTGCGTACAGCTTACCGTCGTAAGTGTTTAAACCAAGTTCACCTAAATCAAGGTCACTAGTCGTTGGAACTTTGCCCTGTACTGAGGAGCGCTTAAGCTTGACGATGTTAGCCATTTAATTTTTTTTGACGCCTACATAGGCTGATCAGTATAGTATTCCGCATAAAAAAAGGGACCCTTGGCCCCAATTTTTATTGCAACGCAAGAAATTTTAAAAAGTGCCACCGTCAATCGTTATTCCATCGATCGTTCCGCCCGTAATATTTACGGAAGATGCATTTTGAGTGCTCATACTGCCCAGGCCCAGGGTGGCGCGAGCGGCGACAGCGTTAACGTCATCGACTAGACTGCGGCCAAAGGAAGTAAGACTAGTAGTAGCAAAGGTGTCGGCGGCAGTTGCGTAGATAATTTCATCGGCGGCAACAGTAACGCCAGCCAGAGCCGTAAGAGTGGCATCTAGAGGCTGTGCATCGACAATGTTATAGCCAGACAGGGTAGTCTCGCTAGAAAAACCACTAACTCGGCCGTAAGCGTCGACTGTGAGACCTATGTAAGTGCCGGCGGTGCCGTGAGTAGATAGGTCGATGTCATTGGCGTTGACGACGATACGACTGCTGTCAGCGGTGCCGACATCGAGAGTATTGCCAATCTTGCTCAGGCCTGCACCGGCAGTGATTTGACCAGCGCCAGAAAACTGGGTAAAGTCTAGGGTTGTAGAGCCTAGGGTGATAGTCCCGTTAGTAGTCAGGACAAAGCCAGCATCAGCGTTAGTGGAGCCCTCCTCCACAAAAACAAACATGCCAGGAGTAACTTCCGATCCAGGGGTATTATCGGCATCTTCCGAGCGAGACCACGTACCAGACGCAACAACATATATGCCGTTATCTGCACCGGTCGCCTGGTCTTTGACCAAGACGCGATCTCCGACGATTAGGGGGATACCATCAACAGTCTGAGTACCAGACAGTGTGATGCTGGCAGTTGTTGCAGCGCGAACAGATTCTTTGACATCAAGACCGTTAACCAGTGCGTCGGCATAGGATTTTGTTACCGCGTCTTGATCACCTACAGGATCGGCCAGGCCGGTAATCCTTTGGTTATTGAATGCAACATTAGCGGTAGGTTGAGCCAGTTGATCTAGACGGTTGGCCTGAACGCCGGTGTCGAAATCAGAGACCTGGGTATGGAGAATGCTGATGTCCTGTTCGGAGGCAGAGGTCAGGCGACCCTGTGCATCAACGGTAAAACTGGTAGTCTTGGCAGCCGTGGTACCGTAGCTTGCGGCCGAAACGGTAGTGTTGTCGAGATTAATCGTCAGGGTGCTAGCCGAAGCGGTTGAACTTAAGCCGGTCCCGCCGGACACGGTAACAGTTCCAGACGCAAAATCAGCGGTTCCAGCATCGTCGGCGGTTAGACTGCCGGAGCCATCTTCCAAGGCAGTCTCTAGCTCTTGTAACGCGGCAGCCAGTGTAACATTATCAGAGATTGTGCTACCAGTGAAGGTGCCAACATCGCCGGTAATGTTTAGCTCAGCCGCAGTAGCAGTTACGGTGGCGCTGTTGATTTGAAACGTCCCGGTCAGGTTCGCAGTACCTGAAAAGGTTTTGTCGCCGCTTACAGTCTGCGCACCTGTTATGGTGACGTTGTTGCCCGAGCCAGCAATTCCGATGATAGATGTAGCATTGCCGCTTCCATCGTCACCATAGCCATAGTAAAGTATATTATCCTGCTCGTTGTACGCTAGTTCAGCATTTTTAAGGGTTGAGGGGGCGCCGGCGACTCCGCCTGCTGCTCTACGCTTGATCCGAATTTGATTAGCCACGAAACCGGAGCCTGATTTTAAACTAGTATACCTAGTTTTAAAAGGCTCCGCCATTCATAGTTCCTCCATTCGACCAGGTACCAGCATTATAAACCAAGGCGTCACCATCTGCCACAGAGGTTAAATTAACATCATGCAGCGCCGCCAAAGTACTAGAGCCAGCAGCGACCAAGGTTCCACTTTCGTTTACATAAAATTGATCCTGGTCAATAGCATAGCAAAGCTCTCCGTCTTTTAGAGATGCAATATTAGTAGCAAGATCTACAAAATTTCCACGAGCTGGTCTGACCGCGTTCCTAGGAGATGGTACAGGCATTGCTCAAAATTGCTTCATGTTAGTTTACCATCAAGGCGTAAAATAACCTCCGTCCAAAGGAGCATTGTCGATAGAGTCAGAAGTGCCAGCGGTAAGGTCGCCGCCGTCAAAGTCGCGACTATCGTAAGCGCCAAGAGCGACAGAAAGATCAACCCATTGTCCCATATGGCGAACGTAATACCCGCCGTCTTGAGGTGCCTCTGGGATATTACCAGAGGCCATTAAGAAATAGAAGCTGTAATCGTGGTTGGGTACTAGGTCAGGCTCGGGCCCAGGAGTTTCAATGTGAGTGACGTTTATCTGGAAGCCGTTAGCTGTTTCTGTATAGCTTTCAATGCTATAGAGGTGAACCTGAGACGGATCATCGTTGCTGACAATGTAAATCTGTCCCGATGAGGGCAGAAGAGTCTCCAGTAAAAGTTCAACATTGTTGCCGGCTTCATTTACTTTGCTGACATGAAAAAATGTAATAAGTTCGCCGTTAGTGTTATCGGAGTGGAAATTGCGATGCGCAGGCTCGCCCGGCTCGTCATGGTAACGCCAAACAATCGTAGATCCAATTTGTCCGCTGGTAAAAGTAGTGGTTTCTTTACCGCCACCACCAGATGTGCTTGACAGCAGTTGAGGAACGTATAGATTGGTCCACTGAATGCCATCGAAGGTAAGTACCTGGCCTTTCGCGACAGGGATCTTGGCGCCGATCTCAACGTCAAGCAGGTCGTCAAGAGTAGCATTGGTTGCTACCATGTCCTTGCCCGGTCGACCCTCAGGACCCATGGGGCCGCGCTCGCCCCGTGCGCCATCCCTACCAGGGCGCCCAGGCCGCACCAGTAGCATGCGGTCGTTAACGTCCTCTATAAGCTCTGTCACGCGCCGCTCAAGGCCATCTATCCACCCAGCTGGCGGCATGACGGCAGGAGCGGGTGTCGCGGGCTTCGGGCGAGTTTCTGTGTTTTCCGACTTGAACTCGGTTACGCTAGCCTCGATCAGCAGGCCGAGCCTCATCTTGAAGCCAGGCAGGATCCGACGCATTTCCGCCAACAGGATGTCGTCGGGTTCTGAACCGTCCGACTCGATCCAGACGTTCCAAGTTACCTCAAACTCTTCTTCTGTTGGATACTTTTCAATATAGATATGGAATCCTTCGTATCCAGATACTAAAGGTTTCTTGTCAACAATAACAATTTTTGAGGCTGCAGCTCGAATAATCGAGTTACCGCCGAGTAGTTGCAGAATATCGGCGGAGCTAAAAATCATTGCACTTGACTGCCTCAGAGGTAGGATTCCTACATAGGTATTCTACGGCAGTTCAAGTATTTCCAATGGAGTTCGCCGCTCTCGCAGGCCTGTTGTTGTTCCTGTCATCTGAAGTCATTAGCTATTTGCCTATCCGTGAAAACGGTGTGCTTCAAGCAATCCTTGGCAGCCTCCAGAAAGCATTCCCCAAGCCCGACAAGGATGCGTTTATCAAGGAGGAAGAAGAGAAGGAAGAAGAGTGAACTGGCGAGCGATCGTCGTAGATGCAATTAAAGGGCTTTGGGATAGAGGCATCCGAAACATGGATGTTTTCCTGAGGCCCCTTTATGATGCGTGGTTTGACGACTGGGTTGACTGGAAAACACAACAAGCAATGGAAGAACTCGACAAGCAAATTGAAGAGATCCTTGAGGCAAGCGAAGACCTGGACTCTCCGGTGTATACTGAAGACGGAGAAGAGATCAGACTGACGGCACCTTGGTATGACAGAACTGACGATTAGACAAGCTTGCGATTTGCTTTACAGAGGAAAAAGTAATGTGCCGAATGCCGCCAGGATGTGTGGCCTGCCCAAAGAAGAGCTGTTTAGAGTTTTCTCCGAATACGCAAAAGCCATCCCCATTGACGAGGATGACTGGCGTAGCGACGTCGAGCCGGGCTGGCCTTATATCACTTAAGGATCACTTCTTGCCGTAAGGCTTCTTGGCGCCCTTCTTCGGAGCAGCTTTGCCGCCGAAGGGGGGCTTTTTGCCAGCGGCTTTGGGATCCTTCTTAGCATCCTTCCCTTTCATCTTAGCCAGGAAGGCAGGAGGCATTTTCTTTTTGGCGGCCATTGAAGTAAAGGCAAATACCCACTAGGATCCCTAAAAGAAGAGCACTGTAATAATCTTATACAAAGACGCTAGGCCGAATACCAGGCTGGCTCCAATGGTTGTCCACGATCGCGCCCTGACGCTATGGGGCGTAAGAAAAAACTCGCCGATCAGGTAAAGGGTAGCACCTACAAATACTTTGTCGAACATCAGCAAAACATAGCCCGACAGAAACAGGACATTTGCTATGTCGCGCAAGTTGTCGGTATAGTCCTTATGGTATGGTTTCATTTAGGAGCCAGTGGCGTCATCAACGCCAGCAGAATCGCGACGTAGGTTTCCGCCGCCCTCTGAAAGATGACAGGATCTTTTGCCCTAAAACCCAGGAAAGTAAGATGGGAAACCATCAAGATGCCGAGCAGTGTCAGTACAGCGCCTTGACGGCTGGGCAGGCCAGGTTTCACCATTTTGCTCGGTCCGCCCAGTAAGCGGCTGACATTTTGCCCTTGGCGATGTTTTTGGCATGACGCGCCTTGAAGCTTGCACGCTTCTTCTTCATAGCGGCGGACTCGCCCTTCTTGGGCTTGCCAGCGGTTTTGGCGCCCTGTTCGCCAAAGCGAATAAGCTTGGTCTTGCCTCCTTCTTTTGCAAGTACCACATGACTCTTGGTGGGATGGCCAGGAGTGCGCTTTGGCTTGTTATAACCCGACAGGCCGTTCTTAGCGAGCCTTGGATCCTTTTTTGACCCCTTTGGTTTTCTTGCCGCCATTTGCCTTACTGGAAGTCTTTTTAGTCTTCCCAGTCATCTGAGCTGTCACGAGAGGGAGCGCCATTTTGCTTTACAAGTAAGAGGACAAGTATTAAAGAAAGGGCAGTCAGACCTCGTGCAAGGAGACTCTGCATGTCCGAGTAATTGGCAGCTTTGGGCCGCAGCAATATTCAGCTTTTCCTCAAGGCTGTCAAGGTAAGCGAGAACAGAGTTTACCGGGGTCACGATTTTCTTGGCCTGTAACCAGGCTTAGACTTCCTTGTTCCCTTACCATTCGCCAACCTTCCATTCTTGCCGTGTCCGTTTCTTGCTCGATTTTTTGAACTATTCTCCAATTTGAAGCCGCCGCCAGCGACATGGCTGACATCCGGACCACCCTTGCCCATAATGCCGCGAGCGCGGCGCTCTTTACCAAGTTCCGCCCGATACTTCTTGGCTTTACTGGTCGAGTTGCGCTTTTTGTCGTAGGCAAGTTTTTTCTTGTACGACTCAGGATTGCTCTTGTAGAAATCAGCGGTGCTCCGCTTTCTCTTTCTCTCAGCCATTTTTGTAATCCTCGTATTTAGAAAGCCGGCCGCGAAGTTTTTGGATGTCTTCTGCTTGGTGGAATACGTGGTAGTCAAGCTTTTCTTCAAAACGAGCCAAGGTCTTGAAAAGTCGCTCCATATTCAGTTCAAACTCTTCTTTGGTGAGATACTTTTCCGCTAACTTAAGTTCAAGTTTGTCGGTAGCACCTTCGGCCCTCAAGGCAATCTGAACCGCGTTTTCGGCTCTACGCCAAGTAAAGCCACCCCAGCCAAGAATGGCGGTCAATGCAAAAACGAGTACATACTCAGGCATTAACAGAATCTTGACTGACATTGTAGGCTACCTAGAGATCGCTACCGTCAAGGTTCTTCTGTCCTGGTTCATAGCCAATTCCGCCAAGCCCTGTTACGGGATCATCAATTTCCAGCTCTGCTTGCTTCTTGGGAAAGCTCGCATCCACGTCTTGATCAATATTAACCCCATCAATGTAGCGAGGGCCAACCGAGTAAGTGATTTCCATTAAAATACCCCAGCATAATGCTAGGGTACCTTTTGTTAATCAATACCGCTTAAGCGATCAACCCTTAGCCTGGTAATCTTTGCAAATCTCTAAGATTTCAAATTTAGGCTGATTTGGCTTGAACTCAAGACCGTGCTCTTCTGCGTATTCAATCAATTCGATTTTGGTCATGTCGTCAAGAGTCTCTCCGACTACTTCGACCGCAGTCTCGAAATCGAAAGCATCGCCACCGACTTCGACGGCCACCTCAGGCAGCTTCTTCTCGACCTTTGGAGGCTTGGGCAGCTCAGCGCCCTCTTCGACAAAACCTTGTTCCCGGAGTTCTCGTGCTTGAATGGTAAAGAAAGCTTCACGCCGCACCCCATCTTTCACGAAGTAGGTGGGCCTCTTACGTAGATGTGCCATAAAAAAAGGGGCCGTATAGACCCCTTATGATTCCGAATTAAGCTAGAGATTTATCGGCGGTCTTCCTGGATCGCTTGCCAGGCCTCTTCTTCGGTGCGGAATGTACCCAGGTATTTTTTCCTACCTCTCCTTCCAGATCCTGGGACATGGTACTGGACCTGCCAGCGTCCAGAGCTTAACAAGGACACCCCAGGGTATCGAGACGTTCCCCCTCTCCATCGCTGGTTCTGAGCCTGAAGATAGCTATCGGCCAGTCGGAGATTGGATGCGCTATTGTCGCCTTTTTCTCTATTTTTGTGGTCTACGGTCAGGCAGGGGTTAGCCTGATTTTCTAGGGCCCACACAACGCGATGGCATCTGTAATCCTTACCCTGTATGCGGATCTTCCAGTAGCCCTTCTGTCCGAGGGAGCCAGCCATCTGGCCAAGCATGCGCTTCTTATTGCTGGCAGGGGCTTTCTTCCAGCGCAGTCCGCTGCCAAGCTCGGGAGCCAATTCCAGGTGCTCATTAACCCAGGTGAGGGGGATAGGGATGAAAGGCATTGTCGTTGATGTATGGGGCCAGAAAAGGGGCTCAGTGGCCCCTTGACTGTATTCAGTTTAGGGGGCTAGCGACTACCGACGCGGACCATCAACCAGCTCATAGAAAACACCATCCACGGTGCCAGCGCTCAGGGTGTAGACCACGTTGTTGTCAGCGGAGCAGAGTGCGCCACGGACATGGCCGATCACCACGCCGTTGGGATCAGCGTCAGCTGCAGCCAGGACGATTGCCTCACCGCCCAGGGTCACGGTAGCGTCGCCACCAGCCAGGTTGACGGCGATCACGCGGATGGTCTTGGCGTTGGTCAGGGTCACAGCAGCTGCTGCGGGGGTGGTCACGGGAATCTCGCACAGGGCGTCGAGATTAAAGCCTTCGCGGGGGAAAAGGCCAGTAGAACGTTGTGCCATTTAAGGAACTCCTTAGGAAAGATGACCCCTCTCGTAGAGAGTAGAGCGGGTCGTTACAAAATAGTATGCCGATCAGCGAGCGGGGCTGTCGACCAGTTCGACTGCGATAAAGTCAAAAGTCAAGGACTGGCCAGTGCCAGTGTTGTCAGCGCCATCAGTGATGGTATAGACCGACTCGGTCGGACTTGTCAGGCCAAAACCGCGATGATGCGCGATGTAGGTACCATTGGCATCAAGCTTTGCCAGGAACTCGTCGATCGTAAAGCTGAAAACTTCGCCACCAATCTCATAAGAGAATGTGCCAGCTCCACCATCGCCCGTGGCCGCGACTTCCGCAGCATTAACGATAACTACACGAAAACTGCGAACATTAGCCAGGTTGACGGGTGTTACTGTTGAAACAGCAAAGATAGCAAATGAGTTGTCAAGATTGAACCCTTCGCGAGGAAAGATTCCAGTAGAACGAGCAGCCATTGAAGGGTACTATAGAATACTGCTTAGGTTGCCTACTGATCACCCCTGAACCATTTGCGCTTATTTTGGAACCAGGCAGCAAGGTCTGCTGGGTCCTGCGGGCCAACCAGATGATCAGAGGGGTCTGGCTCTCCCAGGTCCATCGCCTGACAGAATTCATCTAGACTTGTCGGCTCTTCCTCTTGAAAAGCTGCACGACGGGCCTGTCGTAGCCAGGTGGCTACAGTTGGGTTGCGATCTGCCCACTTTTGGATCCATACCATGTCCTCGTAAGCAACGTCAGCCTTCGCTCTAATTCTTGCGCAGATAAACTCAATTCGTTGCCTGGTCTGAGGAGTTAGCATGTGTCACTCGCGTCGTAGTATTGTACCAAATCAACCTCAAAGCTCTACAATGTTTACTACCTCGTCTGCATGATGACGAGCGAAGACTTCTTCAACGGCCCAGCCAGGCCCGCAGTGAGTATGAATTTCGATACTTGTTTGCACCCCGTCGCGGATATACTCAACACGATAAGATTTTTTAGTGGAGTGTGCCATGGCTTGCTAAAGTTTTGCTAGTATTCCACGGCATTAAAAAAAGCCCCCTTTCGGGGGCCGGGTAACGTGGCTAATTGTTATCAGGCGACGTCGGAGGTGATGTTGGCCAGGCGAGCAGCGGCGCGGCCGTTGATCAGAGCCATTCCGCAGTACCACTCAACGCGGGTGATCATTTGGGGCTGAGCATGATCCTCACCCAGTTCACGGACGTTCACGCCACCGTTCTGGATGCCGGTCAGGTGATCGTTGCCGAAGGACACGCAGTAAATGTCCTGAGCAGTGGTGTCGACGTTGCTGGCAGCTTCCAGGATAGGAGCGTTCAGGTTGTCGCGGTCCAGCTCAAGCACGGGCAGGCCCATGTAGTTGTACTGCTGGTAGCCGTACTCGTTACGGGTGATGTCGATCTGGTTGCTGCCACGAGCCAGGCGGGTCAGTGCGCGACGTGCAGACTTCGACATGACCAGATACTTGCGGCCGCCTTGTGCGTCCACAGAATCGATCAGCTCATCGAGCATATTCTCGGTGAGGGTAGCGCCACCATTGATGTACTGGCTGGAGCCAGAAGGAATGCGAGCGGCCAGGCCGTCGAACTCGGAAGGGGACTGGTTGGAATCGCCGTTGATGAACAGAGCTTCCCAAGCGAGGCGCATTGCGCGAACGCGGGACTGCACCTGATAAGCCTTGGCCTGAGCACCTTCCAGCTCGATGATGGCGCGATCAACCTTGATGTCGCCACCGAAGAGCTTCAGGCTCTCGGACTGTTGGCTCACTTCGCCGTAGCTCTCGGCCAGTGCGCCGTTGTAGTTACGGAAGCCCACATCGGGCAGGCTCTCTTCACGCTTCCAGAACAGGCCGTTGCCTTCGATGTTGCGGAAAGGAATAACAGACAGCAGTTGGCCAGCAGCCAGCTCAGTCACCACCGCCAATTCCTGGGGCGTACGAGCGTGCTTCTGGGCTTCCAGCAGGGTAAGTGCCATGATGATCTCCTAAAGAAATGAATGAACGAAGATTGGGTGTTAGCGCCTTTGCTATTGTCACAACAGCTTCAGCAGTCGCACCCTTTCAGTCCACTCTATCTCAGAGTTTCCCTACGGGGCTGCTATTAGTATAATACCTAAATATTAAAAAAGGGGCCGAAGCCCCTAAGTTACTTAACCAAATGCTCGCTGGAACAATTGCTCTGGCGACAAACTAGTCATATCTTCAATAGTCATGCCGTTGGCGTCGGTACCGCCAAAGCCGATACCTGCCCCCGTACCCTTGGCTCCTTTGAAGAAGGTTCCAAAGACAGGGTGACGCTTGAAGCTGTTCATATACTCTTCTGGAGTAACGCGAGTGCCAGTTTCCTTATCAAGAACAGGGTCGCCAGCATGGTCGACAACAGTCAAAGCGCCATCTGGTTCGTGACGGAAAGAAGTACCTACCTGATCTGCCAAGAGATCAAAGAAAGAAACACCGTCTACGGAATCAGTACGACCACCGGCGGCATTGAACACTTTTTCCAAAGCGTACTTCTTGCGATAAGCTGCAAGATTGCGCTCGGCGGCTTCTGCCTTACGGATAGCCTCCTGCGCCTGGCCGGAGTACTTGTTCTCCATTGCATCCCGAACCTCTCCCCATTGAGCCTGCAGGCGAGCGGCTTCAGCTGCCTCCTGCTGTAGCTTGTGATACTCGTCTGGGTTGATCTCTGCAAACTTCTCAAGCTGGCCCTTGCTTTCCTTAAGTTCCCGCTCGTATTGCTTGCGGGCCTCGCGTTCCGCCTTGAGGGCTTTAAGAAGGTTCTCCGCCTCAGAGCGAGGCATAAGATCTTCGTTCCCGCCAGCGGCAGGAGTTGCTTCGGCTGCAGGAGCCTTGACTTCCGTCTCGGGAGCCTTGTTTTCTTCTGACATTTAATCTACAGGCATCACGCCTGTTAAAGTTCGGCGTAGTATACCTATTACCACTTTTGAAGTGGACACTGAGCGCCAGGAATTGCGGTCTTAATTCGCATAAAGCAACCGCATCGTTTGCATCGATCTAACGGCAAAAGCTCTGGACATTTCTTACAAAGAAGCATTCGGCGCTCTGCTTCATTCTTGGGCATATGTTGCACGTCAACCTTCTGCGGCGGAATGGGCTTGAGAGGAGGAAGCGGTCCGTAAGGGCCTCCATCCGGATGAATCATTTTGCTAGTTTTATGTACTGGATAAGCTGCTTTTCTTCCATCAGGTAGCTTTGTAAAGTTTTCCCGATGATACTTCATCGGCTCGTGGGTCTTAAGACTATCCGGATCTTCAAGCTCCTGGGAAAGACTGTCCATACGCTTGCGGTTTTTCCGCAATCTCTCGGCTTGCTCTAGGCGCTTCTCTTCTGCTCGTTGAGCTAAAATAGCCTCCTCTCTTTCCTGCCTTTGTATTTCTTCAGGATTAACAGGCCTGGAAGGGTTTGGATTGGTTCGACGGCTAAAGATGTTGCTGTCACCACCGTTGGCGGAGTTTCGAATGTCGTTCATTACAGGGCAGCGATACGGGTTTTAAAGTCTGCAAAATCAATAGAAGCGGCAACTTCTGTCTTTAATGTTGCCAAAGGAATATACTCAACCCAGCTGCAGATGCCAGTCCCATCTGTAGTCAAAGCTTCGCCGACATTGCCGGCAGTTGGAGGAACCGTAATTGCATAGCTAGTAAGAAGAGTAGCGGCCACCGGCACGGTCAGAGTGACTTGATTGCCGTTGGCTTCTTCTTTCAGAACAATGCCTGCCGGAATAGTACCGGTACCTTCTACTACCACTCTGCCGGTACCGTTTGGCAACAGGGTAACATCCGCGTTAAGCGTAGTGGTTGTGATCTTTCTGGTGCCTACTTCTAGATCGCCTCCCAGTATTGGAGTGGCATCATCCTGAATAGATGTCAAAGCATTGCCTGGCTCCCATACGACTCCGTCGTACACCAGGAACTGACCGGTAGTAGGAGGAGTGGTAGCAGTATCTACATCGGTAATGTCATTCAGTACTGTCGCACTCAGGTCGGGTTGAACCGAAACAAGGACGCCGCCCTCTTTAACATAAAGGCGATCTTCGTCCTTGGCATAGCAAACTTCTCCCTCGGCAATATTGGCCAGTTCCGCATTGAGATTTGCGTATGTTCCCCGCGCAATTCTGACAGGGATTCGATTACCAGGGGCGGCCATTTCAGAATCAAAGCTGGACTAGGATACCTAGTCAAAATCTCCAGCATCAAATATATCGTTGGCTACAGGAGTATCTTCGGTGGCTGTGTCAAAATCGCCGCCGCCATAGATGCCGTCAACGGATGGCACGCTAACGGTAGTTGTATCGAAATCGCCGCCGTCGCCTCGGCCGTTATCTTGAGCCGTTGAAGATGGCGTCCAGTAACCCATCGCTCCGTCCCATCGCAATACGTCTCCGTCACTTGCTGTAGTTTTGTATGTCGTATTAACGTCATAAAGCATGTCAATACTGCCGCCGGCTTCGCGACCGTAACCACGAGAGGGTGCAGCAGGAAGATTGAATTCTGTAGCGTTTGGATAGAGAACAGTGTTGCTATAGAATTGAAGATCATCTATCGCTCCATCAAAATGCATATCCCGTTCGGCGGCATTAAAATATGGGAAAAATCCTCCAATCCTCCACTCGTCAAAATCTATGGGACTAAAGTTAATTAGCTCAGTCAGGGTGCGGCGCATTTGCAGCTTACCATCAAGAAAGGCGGAGTACGTGTAGTCATCTTCTCTTTGGAAACAACAATGATGCCACTCCCCGTCCATTCTGGCGTCCGATTCTTGATTGCAGCCCACGATATAGCCATCGCCAGACGCATCATTCGTTCTTTGCCAAAGAGTCATTGCCGGCGAGGCTGCGAAGAATTGCGGCTCTCCCGAAAGATCCGTTGGATGGTAGTAGGTCTGAGGGCCTTCAGTTCCGGTGTTTCTCCTGCGAGGAATTGCGATCCTGAAGCCGGTTTGATCCGGATCGTAGTCGGGAACAGCGCTGCTTGCGCTTGAAATAACAAAGTCGGTGTCAATGCTACCAAAGCTAGGCGGGTAAAAATTATCATCTCTTCCTAGGAACCAAAATTGTACAGTCCAAGGCTGAGTTGTAATTTTGGGAATATTACGCACAATTAACGGGCCGGTGGTCAGACTGAAGTTCATTCCACCGGTCCCGAACTTGAAAACACTCGTGTCAGGGTAGGAGTAAGGTCCGTATTCAGAAGTATCGACCTCGGACTCCCTACCGGCCGGCGTATCAGGCTCGGAGCTTACGTACAAATCGCTGTAGACAACAAGCGGATCTTTTGCAGCTATATGAGGACGAGGAGACCAGGTATTGTTGACACGTTCAAGCGAATCGCCTTCTTTTAAGCCAGTCGCAGAAACGTCGCCAAGGTTAGCTACCGTATTTGGAATATTGACAAAAGTGCTCAGAGTTTGGTCATAAACAAGAGAGTCACCTTCCGCCGGAGTGGTGATGGCGACATCGTCAAGAGAAGACAGGCTTCCCTCAAGAGCGATCCATTTACTATTTGCCGAATCATAAGCAAGCCTATAGTTATCGGCTAGTGTAATTCCGGTAAAATCAATATTTCCAAAGTCGCCTACGTTATACGCTGAAGTCCATCGAGAATTTATGTCGTCCCAGGCAAGAACTGATTTGTCAGGAATGTTTGCGCCAACCTTTGTAACAGTACCGCTATCGGCGGAAACTGGCAATGTTACGCTTGGACCTGCAAATATTACCTGTGTCGTTGAAGGCGTGCCCGTAACTTCCCAGGTGCCATCGAGTACAGTGTTTATAGTTGCCGCTACCGTTGCGTAGTTTCCTACGATAAGACCATGAGCAGTATTTGTAGTTATCGTTACGTTTCCAATGCCATCGGCTTCTACGAATGTAATTGTAGTTGGCACATTGGAGGCGATAAAGACATCTCCAATATCGCTAAGAAAGTCCGGAGCGTCAATTGTTACGCCACCAAGAGTAAGGCCATCGCCAACATAAAACTTCTTGGTATCAGTTGCATAGACCGGCTCTCCGGCGGCAAAAACAGTAGTCAGCCGCTCGGCATCAGTGCCACGCCGAATTTGGAGAGCCATGCCGTGTCAAAAAAAATCTAGATTAGGATTCCAGCTCCCTGATGCGCGACTCCAGATGACTGACTTGCTGAGAAAGCTCCTGGATCGCGTTGACCAAAATAGGAAGCAAGGAGTCAGAGCGAAGGCGAAGTTTTTCTGGAGTTTCGTTATCAACAACGACCGGATTTTCCTCCCCTTCGATTTTAAGGATGTCCTGAGCCTTGAAGCCATAGCGCACTGGTCCGTGGGCTTCTTCGGAATCCCTGTTCTTCCGGAACTGATAACTAACTGGCTTGAGAGCATTAACAAAGGCTAAACCGTGATCAACGTAGCCAAAGTTTGTCTTGTCTCGTTCGTCGGAAACAGCCGTCCAGGCAACTTGAATGTACGCATTGGTAACAGCGGTGCTACCCATGACGATACGATTGTCAGTATTGGCAGCAAAAACGGGATTCCATGTTCCAGTGGCGTCTCTGCCGCCGATGCAGATATTGCCGTCACCACTTGACCAGCCATTCTGCCCCCCGGAGGGATCGTGCCCAGCGCTCTCACCGATGAAAGTATTGTAACTCCCTGAGGCAAGCCTTCCGCCGGCGTTGTAGCCAATTATGGTGTTCTTCTCTCCCGTGGTTGCAACAATTGCAGCCTTTGATCCGACTACAGTGTTCTGAGTCCCAAGAGATGCGTTGGCGGCATTTAGCGCATTGTAACCGATGACTACGCAGTCAGCCCTGTTTGTAGTCAAGGCCATCGCGCCGTTGCCGATGACTACGTTTTGATTGCCGCCGGTGTTAAGCTCACTGGCCTGATAACCGATAGAGATGCAATCATCCTGTGTTTGATTATCTTGATTCGCGTGGTAACCAATGCCAATATTCCTTGCACCGGTAGTAACCGCATTGTTTGCATTTACGCCAATCTCAAGGTTGTCGTTGGCGACGCTACTAGGAACCCAGTTGGCGCCATCGTAAGCCAAGAGACTAGAGATTCCAGGGACGGCTGTAGTTGTGTCAACGTCCGTCAGATCGTCGATAACTGAAACTGATGTTCCGATCCCTGCAAGAACTAAGACACCGCCCTCTTTTACGTAGAGCCTGTTCTCGTCGGTAGAGTAACAAATCTCGCCTTCGTAAAGATCTCCAACGCTTGCATTCAAATCAGCGATAGCGCCTCTCGCAATACGGACCGGTACGCGATTCTGAGGAGTAGCCATCTTAATACAAAAGCTGAGTTAGTTTACCGTCAGAACTGACCAGCATCTAGCAGTCCGTCGAATTCAACAGGTTCGTCGTTAAGGGTATTAGCGAAATCTCCTCCGCCATAGACGTTAAGAGCAAAAACATGCGCAATTGGCGTAGTAAAGTCGCCGCCATCACCTCTGGTTGTACTTCCGGGGGCGGGGACCCAATTGACTCCATCATAGGTAAGAGAAAGGCCTACGGCAGGAGGAGTTGTTACGAAGTCTGTGTCACCAAGAGCTGCAAGAGTATACGGTTTCTCTTCCCAAAGCTGTGTGCCTGTATTGAAGGAAAAAGCAGAGTTGTCAACAGTTGGTGGCTCCAACTGCACCCATTTAGTCAAGGCAGCACTATAAACTAACAGTGCCCCTGTGTTTATATTATATCCACTTCTGATTACTGTTCCGCTGTCCGGGGTAGAGGCAATGTCTCCGGATAACGTCGGCACTTCAAGTACGTTTGCACTAGGAGTTCCCGAAACAGTATAAACCCCGGTCAGGGACGTGTTAGAAGTACTGGTAAACTGGACTTCAAGTCCACCACTAAGCGCATGAGGCGTTGCTGTTGTAATAGATAAAGTCCCGGAAGAAACTGCAATAGAGGTTACACTTAGGGCCGCAAACGTAGGAAGAGATACGTCTGAAACTTGCCCGATGTCTCCAGCGCTTATGGGATTGCCGCCAGCGGTTACACCATCCCCAATATAAACAGTATTCAGTGTAGTGTCATAGATAGGCTCTCCAGCTGCAGGTACGAACCCGTTAAGTCGATCACTTTGAGGCCCGCGCCTAAACTGGAAAGCCATTTCTACATCAGAGCTGAGTTAGTTTTCCGTATCAGAGCTTGATTCTAAGCTCACCGGTAGATGTCTTATAGATGTCTCCAGTGACCAGGCCACCAGATCCTGCAGCAGTGTCGTCCGCATAAGTTGGACAAGAGGCTGCGGCAAGATTGATAATGCCGTCATCTTTGATCGTCATGCGTCGTGACGGAATTCCGCTGTCGGAAGTGCCAGCCGTTTCGAAGCCAAGCTCAGCGTACACCTCATTGTTAATGGCAGTACCTGTAGACTTGCTTACAATCTTTGCTCCAGCCTGGCTTAGGTCGCCCTGCCCTTCGGTGCCCCTGAATTCGATCTCACCAAGGATGTCGTTTGCAATAACCGCATTGCCAGCCCTGGTATTTGCGAATTGAAGTATTGGCCCAGTAGAGCCTAGGGCGGTATTGGCAATCAGCACCTGACAGCCGTCATAACTTGAGCTAGCAACCTGGAAAGCAGGCTCGGCTACAATTGTATTGAAGGGAGCAGTTTCCGTATCACTAACCAACAGAGGGCCTTCTCCAATCAGGTCGTCTGCCTGGAACCTGCTATTGACCCAGGCAGTGCCATCGTATCTCAGGATGTCTCCAGCAGTTGGAGCAGTAGTGGTAGTATCTACGTCGGTAAGAGAATCAATACTATACACTTCCGCGAACTGGATATTGATCATCTGATGGTTTGAATCAGGGTTCTGAGTCGTGGTGGTAGTGTAATGCTTAGATACCACCGTTGTCCCCTCAGTCGTATAGCCCATGGACAGCCTGGCGTTCGCAACGATTCCACCAGGATTCTGATGAACCTCGGTAAGGCCGGGCGCTGATTGAGAATGGGTTTCTACTGCAGGATCGGAATAGATCCAGGTCGCGAATGTGACGTTCAACTTTTCAGCAACGGTAGCAATCGTCGCGGTATCACCATTCCCCGTATTCGTCGTAACGGATTCAATTCCAGTTACGCCAGGAACACTGAATATCGCATAACCGACACTGGCCCCCGTGTCCTGAAATGCGTAAGGACGGGTCTCGCTTGCGGTAGCTGTTCTGGTGTAAACTTTAAGTACTTGATCGTTTGCTCCGTTCGTAATATTCAGATAGGTTCCTTGCAGAGCCCAGCCAGCTGGTGGGGTTGTCGTTCCATTGGTTACCGTCATTAGGACAATAACAAGGAAGTCTCCTTCATTGATAGTCGTAAGATCTACGTTAAAGTTAGAGGTAGTTACATCGTGGTCAATGTTTGCATCACCGATGGCAGGTGGTGTCGAAAGGATAGACCTGTCCTTGGCAGGCACAAAGTTTGTGCCATCGTACTTGAGCGTTTCAGCAGTCACAGGAGCCACTGTTGTCAAGTCGGCTGGGATACCACCAGAATTATCCGTGTCGTTGATCCATGCCGAGCCATTGTACTTCAATACCTGACCAGTAGTTGCAGACGTGATGGTTACGTCGCTAAGATCATTGATTGCGCCGCCACCAGAATTATCCGTGTCGTTGATCCATGCTGCGCCGTCATACTTTAGCACCTGACCCGTGGTTGCAGACGTAATGGTTACATCGCTAAGATCATTGATTGCGCTGGCACCACCACCGATTTGAACAATCGAATTATCTGTGTGCTTAGTCCACATCAAGCCATCAGCCGTATTGATAGCAATCTCTGCTACCTCAAGGTCATTGGCCTGCGGGACTTCCGAAGCAGTACTACTCTTCTTTGGCTTAATAGGAGCGGTAAAATCAGCCACGGAATCTCAAATAAGCTAGGCTAGTATTCCTAGCCGCTACCGAAAGTGCCGCCGGTAAAGGAACTAATTTCGCCCTGAGCATATGCCCTGACAGTCAGTGTTGCGTTGGCCGCAACGCCGCTTGTGTCCCTGACTGCAGCGTAGATAGTTTCGCTAGTAGGTGCATCGTTATTGAAGTAACCCATGGCAGGTGTCAGATTGGTCGTTTGGCCTGCGGGTATATAGATGTCAAGTAGTACACCATCCCCAGGGACCGGGTCTGTAATGAATTGTCTGCCGCTGTCAGCAGTGCGTTCTGCAGCAGTGGAATAGAACGTAACCCACGCATTGATGTCAGAGGTGATGGATACGAATGTACCCGAAACTCCAATGGCGGTGAAACTGGCTACGCCACCAGCTGCTGTCTGTATCTCTGTCGTGCGAGTAGTTCCACCTACGCCAAGGGCAGGTGCTGTTTGCTTGTAAGCCTTCAGGGTAATTTGAGCATCTGCGTTTGCGCCTGCTGGCGTTCTAACGGCGGCATAGATCGCATCAGCTGCAACCGTGTCGTTGTTGTAATAGTATGTGCCAGGAGAGGCGATAACGGTACCAGCTGCTGAGATGAGGAACTCGGCAAGAACCCCAGAGCCGGGAGATGGATCTAAGCCATAGTTGCGACCAGCATCGGCGGTTCTGGCGGCGGCGGTTGGATAGAGAACGACCCATGCTTCGATATCAGAGCTGCCGCTAACCAGAACACCAGACTGGCCAAGATTAGCAAACGTAGCAGCACCACCAGATGCTACTTGAACTTCGGTTACCTGGGTGACACTTCCAAAGCCTACAGTTGCGCCAGAAAGGCCTACACTAGCTGGAATCCAGTTGACTCCATTCCATTGCAGTGTTTGGTTTGCAGTGGGACCAGAGGTGGTGGTGTCTACATCGCTAAGCTCGTCAATGCTTCGATTGAAAGTAGTATTGACCCAGTTGCTACCATTGTACTGAAGATCCTGGCCAGCAACGGCTCCACCAACAGAAACATCAGTAAGATCTCCCAGGTTAGCCGCGACGTTATCGTTGATCCAGTTTCCGCCGCTGTAGATTAAAGCTTGTCCATTCTGAGGATTAGAGATAATCGTGTCAGTAAGGTCGGTGACGTTGGCAGCCGCGTCCCCAGGCTCCCACTCGCTATTGGTGTTATTCCACTTTAGTACTTGCCCGTCTGTAGGCGGAGTCGTAGCAGTGTCTACATCGGTCAGATCATTGATAGCGGCAACCAGAGCAGGAGTACCACTGAGGTCTGCGTAATCAAGTTGAGCGTCTACCCAAGCAGAACCATTGTAACGCAGCACCTCCCCGGTAGCAG